CTTTCATTGGGTGCAAGTCCACGGGCCATGGCTGCTGTGTCGTAGTAGTATTTAGGATACACTTTGTAATACTGGGTAAGTATGTACGCGTCAAACAGGGTGTTGTGACAAACTACAGCAGCTTCGTCCCATGATATGTGCGCAATAGCTTCAGCACATTCATCGGGTCCGAACCATTCAGTAGGCTCATCATTCATTTTTATGCCAACTCCCCATACTTTAAATAGTGGTGAGTGTACGTACTGCACAGCACTAAGATGTGCCAGGCTGTGTTCTGTATCATAATAAGTTTCAAAGTCGAGTGTAATTACATTCATCTGGATCTCCTGAGTTGTATCATTAATTTTTGCCAATGTTCATAATCTCCTTTTTTGGCACGTTCCCAACCTATGCGGGAATTAACCATGTTAAAGGCGACTGACAATCTTACTTTTTTATATTGTGTAAACGGGGCGTGTTCATCGGGGTAGGTATACGGACTTTTAGTATTCCGTTTTACCATTACATATGTTGGCATATTAGTCCTCCTAGACTGTTGACATTTATCCTAAATGCTTTATGTTTGGAAATTAGGGTATCACACTTGCAAGTGATACGTAAATATAACTTTTAATATTAAAGGTGATTACATGGCTACTATAGCTACTTTAAGAAAAAGTGGAAATGTTGAAAGCAACTCAGCTTTTAAAGGTTTTCCTGAAGGACAAATGTTCACAAGGAAAGCTACTATTTCTACTCCTGTCTTAGCATTAAACGATGTAATACAAGCTCTAAACGTATACGCAGGGGAAACTTTGCACGCGTTAAGAGTAGTATCTACTGATATTGACACAAACGGTTCACCAGCTGTTGTATTAGATATTGGTTACGGTAACAGCACAACTGCTACTGGTGCCAACTCTGCTGCAATTAAAGATGGTTCAACTATTGGTCAAGCTGGTGGTATCGAGCTCTTCAGTGCACTAAGTGCAGATGACGACGCAATCGAGCCAATCGAGTTTACTGCAGACGATACTATTGATATTCATGTACAAGTTGCCCCTGCTACAGGTGCTGCTGGTACAATTACAGTCACAGGTTATTTTAGCTAGACAATAGCATAAACATAACTTAGACTATTGGGAGTTGATTTTCTCCTAGTATCAATGAAGTGTAAAAAGGGCTTACTTTTGTAGGCCCTTTTTCTTTTTGTACAAACGATCTCCCAGGGTGTATATGTGTTTACACTCACTGTCCTGCACAATAAGTTCAAAACCATTAAACTCTAATATTTCTACTTGAGTTTCTTTTTCTAAATAGTTTTTTAGTTGGGTTAGACTAGACCATTCTTTGGCAAGCAAAGGGTCTTCATCAACCTGTTTGGGGGTGGGGGGTGTAGCTTCGAGGACATCGCCTATAAATTTCTTAACTATATGGTTAAGGTCGGCACGCGTTATCATGCGTTTTTTGTTATAGAACTTTTGTCCAAGGTTCATTCGTTCGTCGTTCGTTAGTTCAATTGATATGTTAGTTTTCATGTTTCTAGCTCATCTTCTTGACATACCGTACAAATAATTTGTCCATCTACTGTATCAGCAAGAATAGTCATACCTTTTTTTGCACATACAGGACAATTTGTTGTTGATATATTAAGTTTCATAGTCGGTTTTTGATTATACGCATAGCGTGTTCTAGTTGAGCAAACTGCTTTTCAGCTTTTGCTAACTTTTCTTTATCACCAGTATCTAGTTTATCGTCAGCCATTTCTTGTATAAAGGTTTCTACAATTTTTACAGCTTCTGATATAGATGTTATTGTTTTACTCAAAGTTTACCTCTTCGTTTTAGTGCAACACGAATACGTTGCAGCTGTTGTGGTGTAAGTGTTCCGTTTGGTTTACTTGTTGTCATCACAAACCTTTTGAATTTTATTCCATGCTTTTTGTAGTTCGTCTTTCATTTTTTTATCATCAGACCAATCCATTTCACAAGTTATTAATTCATCTACAATAGCTATTGCTTCTTTAATTTTCATATCAACTCCACTTCAATGGCGTACTGCACGCCGGACATGTAGCATGCTGTAACAAATAAAGTAATTGCTAGCAATTGTAAGTAAAATAATTTTCTCATATTGCAGTCTCCGGGTTCATTAATTTGTGCAAGTCAATGTGTTTTCTTTGTTCAGCTGTAGCATATCTACTTACCCATTGTGGTGGATACTGTAGATTAGATGAATTACTGGCGTACTGCACGCCGGAGTGGTCATCTTTATAGTCATTTTTCTTTTGTATTGCACGAGTATAGCCTTTAAATACATCCTGCATGTAAGGCTTGTCTTGTGTAACAAACTTTTGATAAGCGGCTATAGTAGTTTGGTCGTATCCATTTTCAGTTTTGTATTGGTCAGGCATACATAAAGGTAAATCTTGCAATACTTCCCAACTAGTATCTTTTTTAGTTGGAATGTTAAGTGGTAACTCTTGTAAAGCATGTATTACAGTTTCTGTTTTGTGAGCAGCGATACCACTTTCATCTGTAAATCGCCATCTATATTCTTGACAAAGTGTTAAGGCATGCATCCACAACCACCAGTAGTTTAGTGCATCTTGTCGAACCCATATAGTTGAAGGATGATTTTCATATGCTTTTTTGTATAAACCTTTAGCATCCGCTCTTTCATCTCCATCAAGCACGCGATGTGCAGTTGATAACATTTGTGCAGATTCCACAATCATTTTTGGTACAAGTTTATCTGGCAACTCTAGTGCAGCCATTCTTGGATCTTCATGTACAGCAAATATATTCATAGTTGTACTCCTAATAAGTTAAGTTTAAATACAGATTCTTTTGGTACTGCAAACCATGCCCATGGTTTTACAGTATGTCCTGAAGCTTGGGCATCAACTACAGGTTTTGTAGAGCTTTCAAGCCAACGTCCTGTACCCCAACCCCAAGTACTACCGTTGTTTCGCATATATTGAATGTTTCGTTCAAAAACATGACGAGCTCTGTCAGGTATTATCTGTCTCCATGCGTCGTTGTAATAACGATCAACAATAAGATTACCAGCACGCGGTGAAAAGCCAGTGACTTTGCAACGGATGTACCCTTGTTGGTATTCAGCGACTAACCAGTCGCCTTCATTGAATATTTGTTCGGCTTTTATACCTTCAGGTAATTCCAACCAACCTTGTTTAGGTCTAATAGTGTGGAAAGTAGTACCTGTTACTTGGTCTTCAACGGTGTTGGGGCCAAACAAAAAACCGTTTCTTTGATACGGTACATTGTTTGAGTCACACCATCTTGAAGTTTGATTGTTATATCGGTGATGATTTTTGCTCATGATTTTCTCCTTCATAGTCATAAGTTTCTAATAGTCTTGCTAAATACCATTGGGCTTTTTGCAAGTCTTCTTGTTGGTTCTTGTATTCATAACGCCATATGTACTTTATGATGTTACCTTTCAAGTAGCCTTGGAATTGTCGAGTAGTCATCGAAGCTTGAATAGCTTGTATGCACTCAATTTCTCCAGTGTTGTAATGTGGGGGTTGGTTTACATTATCCATAATTACTCCTTAATTGGTTCGCAACAGTTAGCGTGGTCTCTGACCCGCTTAGAATCATAAGTATAAACTTAAAGTTTTGTCGAATATATATTAACTACTTAAAGTAATTACATCAATCTAACCACTTATCTTGCATCGATTCTTAGGAGTACGTATACGCTGTCGGACCTCTAGCCGCACTTGGCTCCACAGGTGGTTGTATCAACTAACTGTTACGATATTTCTTTTTCAAGAAATTACGGTTGGACTCTTCGTACGATTGAAAAGTAGGATGAACTTCCATGCCATAAGCACGACGTTCAGAGCAATTCTTCTTATACATACGAAGAGCAAAATCTTTATATTCCGTAGTGTTCGCAAAATGTTTCATACATCTCTCCAACTATTGGTATTTCTATTTCAAACATTGTATCAATAGTTGCAGGGGTAGGTACAGTATCAGATTTCTCATACATATCAGGTTTTGCTTGATCTTTCAAAAAATCTTTAACTACTTCATAAAACATAAGATGCACAACATCTTCTTGATCTGCTTCATCTTCAAGCATATATCGAAGTATTTCTGACTTTATAGTCTTTACAGAATATTTGTCAAAAAACTCATTAAGAGTAGTTTCTAGCCATGTGCCATGCCACTCTCCCCATTCTTCTGCTTTACGAATTAACTTACCCATTTTCTTTTGTTTTACTTTTTGTTTATGACTAACATTATTGCTTAGCATTACAAACCTTGATCGTCTGAATACTGATTGTGTTTACGCCAGTCTGGTTGCTTAGTTTCCCACGTAAGCTTAGGTACAGTAAAGTTAAAACCAAGTAGTTTTTTACTTATAGATTTCAACTTTAGTGTTTCATGTACCATAGTTTTACGCATAAAGAATAATATAATAGAAGCAGTAAGACCACCAATCATAGCGGCAGTCATACCACTGTAAGTACCGTAGAAAGCAATCATAAGAGTTGCAGTAATAAGCACATCAACAACGATGTCATTACCGATAGTCTTACGACCACCTGCTTTAAGCGCTAGCAAAAGCAGACCTAGCGCGCTGAATATTCCGATAGTTAGCATTGTTGCGTTGCCTCCACATAATATAGGCCATGTAGCCAAATTGAATTAGTTCGATAAGTATCCACAAAGCTGTGGTAATGCTTGTCAATATACTAGGCATAGTTATATCTCCATAAAATATAAAACATACTACCTAGAATAAGACCAAGTAGCATGAAAGTTAGAATATGTTGCAAAATCATGGCTAGTGCAAGAACGCCAAGGACTGTTGCAACTCCGTGTATCGCAAACTTTTTGAGCTTGCTTTTAAGTGACTTCAATGATTTCTCCATAAGGAGCCTCCGTAGCTGAATTAGTTATCCAAACAACTGGAAAGGGTGGTTCGGTTCCAAAGTCGTTTGACTCCAAGTCTGTGAGATAAATAAGGCAAGAGACACTTGGATATTTCTTTGCCATTTCTGCAATAGCTGGACCAAATCTGGTACCACCACGCCCTTGCATTGTGACTTTCAAAGGCATTGATTCACGAGTGAATGTTTGCTCATCAGTCACATCTGTATCTGCTTGCATAAAGCGAACATTTTCTACATTAGCATCAACTAACATAGAAGATATTTCACCTAGGTCTTGATTGAGTTCTTCATCAGTACGAGAAGCAGAAGTGTCAACAATGACACCAATCTCTTCAATACATGGTGAATACAAACTAGGCAGATACAAACCACCAGCAACAAACCTACGATTAGGTTTTTGCCAACTGTAATCTGACTTGTTGTTACTCTTCAAGAATCGTGCAAGCTTTTGTTTCCAATTAACTTTAGGTGACACGATGTCATCGACAAGTTTAGACAAACTACCGGGTAGCTTACCTTGTGCTTTAGCTGACTCAGCGGCTTGTTGCACTGCAACACGCATATCTGCTTCGTGTTTACTTTGTGCACCACTATCTGTCAAAGACGGATTGGGTTGAACACAAGTACCGTCAAAATCAGATAACCCAGACAAGGCGTCTGCGCCACCATTTTTTTGCAAAGTGGTGTAAATTTCATCAGCAGTCATGTCACGATACTTTTCATCAAGTAGTCCACCTTCAGGCAATATCATGCCAGCATCGGTGACGACTAGATTGATTACATAGTCACCAGCCACATTCCAAAGAAATGGGTCACGCTCATTGAGACGAATTACATGCATGTAAACACAATGCATAACTTCGTGAGCAAGCAAACCAACTCTTTGTTCAGCTGTACACTTGAGAAAGAAAGTGGGATTGATTAGTAGCTTTTCGCCATTCGTTCCTGCTGTTGGAATGTCTTCGGTAAACTCTGCCCCCAATCGAAGGCAGAGCGTACCGAAGAATGGTTGTTTCAACAACAACGAAGAACGAGCTCGAGTAAAAGCTGTTTTAATATCTTCCATTAGTTATTAACTCCTTTATAAGTTTCTACAAGATCAAAGGTATTATTTAGATTTTTATTTACTGTTATACCTAAGTCATCAAAAACTTTGTTTAATATTAATATTAACACTCTAGAACGAGTAAGTTTCTTTGGGTACCGATGTTGAAGGACTTTACCTAAAGCATATAACTTATCCATATGATCAGGTTCAAGATTCACCATCCACCTATGGCTCTTGTTTCCATACAGGTTTTCAAAGTGTTCTGATTTAAAGTAACCATGGTTTGAAGCAACTAGATAAGTACTTGTATATAAATTATGAACTTTCATTAGTCATCATCTCCTAGTAATGTTGAACCAAGAATCACAGCGTTGAAATCGCCAGCATGTTGCTCAACAAAACCTTTGTTCTGTTGTGCTTTTGCTCTACGCTCTGTTTTCTTGTGAATAGTGACCATTTTATCTGGGTCAACCTTTTGCACCATAGATGCCAAAGCACCACCGGGCCACGCTTTCAATGCTTGATTAAGCGTTTGAAAACGAAGCAACATCTTAGCAAACTTAGCAATCTCATTCTGTCTGTTGATATCATACATATGTCTTGCTTTAGATATCTCAAGAATTTTTGTGACTGCGTCATCCTGAGGTGCTTTGTAAAGATTGAATGGTATTTGACTTCGATAAGAATTACCTTTTAGCAATGGTTGCTCTACTGAAAGTGGTATATTTGCAGTATGAATTTCTGGTGTTTCAGTATTGCATTCCCACTCTTTAACCCAGTTTTGCAATTCCCAAGGTAAATCCTTTTCAGAATCTTCCATCTCTTTTGAGTCGTAACATTTTGTTTCAAATGATACATGTAACTCACTGTCTTTAATAAAGAATGATTCTTCGCTATCTTGATCAAGATCAAAGAAATCTACATCATCAAGCTTTGATGCTTCTCTGATTCTGTCAACAATAGGTTTGACATGAGTGTCATAGATAGCATCACCTAAAGCAATAGGATACTCTGGTTTTGGTTTAGTATTTTTATAGCTTTTGTCATACTCTTTGCAGAGGTCAACAGTAAGCTTATTAGACATACGAACTGTAGCCATAATTTTCTCCGTTGTTACAGTACAACATCTGCGTTCACACGAACCCAGTCTTGTATTGTAGGTTGATTAAATAACGCTTTGTCAATTGCAAGTATGCTTTTGACCAAAACGACCTGAAACTCAGTAGGTATTTTCTTACCAAGTTTCATAATGTTTTCTAGTTTGGATGGTTCCGCTCTAGAAGCCACTGCACCTGTAAGTGCATACAATACTGCCGGATCCTCCGATGGCATGTATGAACTAGGATTAGCAATCAAGTTGTCAATATCTGGCAACTTGTCTGCAATTTTTGCAAACGCAAGAAATTCTCCAGCAGGACCTGTGCCAACAGCACCAGCAATACCAAAGAACAATCTTGAATCGTCCATGTTTTTCGTTAGTCGCAAACGCTTGTCGACGAATGACCAGCTTCGAGGAGTAGGAAAAGCATACTCATCAGCTTTGAAACTGTACAAAAGGTTAGGACGGTAACGCATGAAAGAAACCAAAGTAGTATTGACTTCGTTCTTTAGCGCCCACTCACACCAAGCATCCAAGCTTGGTTCGAGTTCGTAATGCATCAATCTGTTTCTTACAGGTGAGGGCATTTGGTATACCGAGGCACCGTCAGTTAGACGATTACCAGCGGCAAGACATGACCAACCATCAGGCATTTTGTAGTTACCAACCTGACGAGTTAGTAGAAGTTGTAGAAACGCATTCTGTGTAGCAGGTGGCGCAGTTGGTAGTTCATCAATCATGAACAAGCCACGAGGGCCGTGCGTTTCTTCGGTAGGGAAAATATCCGGTGGAGCCCATGAAGTCATGGCACCGTATGTTTCATTGTCAATGACTCGTGGTATACCACGAACATCGACAGGGTCGAATAGATTGGCACGAAAATCTAGTAATGGTATGTTGAGTTCATCAGCGACTTGCTGTGGAATCTCGGATTTACCAATACCAGGTCCGCCCCAGATCATTGTGTTAAGTCCAATACGCATGTTATCGCGTATCTCCTGTTTGAGATCCGTTGCTGTAACGGTCTGCATAGTTGTTGTATCTGACATGATTTACTCCTCTTATCAAATAGTTATATTTCAACGGGTTC